TGGAGTTGACGGCGTTGCTCTTCGCAACAGCCAGGGCGGACCACGTCAGGTCCGTGTAGCACTTGGTCAGCGTCAGGCCGAAGTCGCTGGCCTCGATCTCCAGTCCCTCCAGCGGATCGCCGGCGCTGTTGGTGATCTTGGTGCCGTCCTTGTCAGCGAACGCCGGAACGTTCGTCGTGCTGCCAGTGGCCCGCCAGTCTGGTTGCGGTATGCCAGTGTTCGTGTCTGGCGTGTTCGACTTCGGCGGGATGTAATACTTCACGGTCAGCATCCAGAACATGCCGACGCCGTCCTCGTCGGCCAGCTCAAACTCCATCGCCAAATGGTTGCCGAAATCTGGATGAGGCTGGCCGAACACGACCCCGGGCGCACGGGAGATCGCGACCTGCGACGTCGTCGGAGAGTCGACGCGGATCCGCCACTTGCGGGTGAACTGGAACGACTCGCCGAACTTGCCGGAGACGCCCGTGCCGCCGATCACCTCGTTGTATGCGACGACGGCCATGTCACGCTCCCGCCAGTTCCATGATGTTTTCCATGCCGCCGCCCTGGAGGTCCTCGTGGATCTTCTCCAACACGTCGAGCTGCTTTTCCTGCACGTCGTCCTGGCCGCCACGCATCAGACGGAACATCTCGGCGACGCCTTCTTTCGACCGGCTGTCGGTCGCCTTGAGCTGCTCGGTGCTTGGCCCCGACGGTGCCTCGACCTTCGCCGGCCCGACCGTCTGCGGTGCCGACACGGTGACCGCCGAGGCGTTGGCTTTGGCCTTGTCGATCGCGTCCTGTAGGGCGGATTGCAACGGCCCGGCCACCGCCTGGCCGACCTTGTTCTCGGGGCCGCCCTCGCCGGTGAATGCGTACTTGAGATTTTTGGCCGCCGACTCGGCGGACTTTGTCATTTCGTTGCCGAGCGACTCTCCCGCACCGCCGAGGGCCGCGGACGTCTGGTCGAGCAGCTGCGAGCTGTAGCCGAGGGCGTCGGCCGCCCACTTCAGACCGTCGATTACCTTCTGGAACACGGTCACGACCCCGAACATGGCGGCAGCCAGGGCGGCCCGGAAGCCGTCGCCCACGCCCGCAAAGAACGCCGCGGCCCGGTTGGCATACTCCCAGATGCCGTTCCACTGTGCACCGACCTGCGAGGCGTACTCCCAGAGGCTCGTCGCCCCCGCAACAAAGTAATCGGCGATCCCGGCAAAAACGACAGCGCCCTGCAAAATGGCTTCACCAATGAACTGTCCGATGTTGGCACCGCCGATGCCGCCGATCAGGTTGGTGAACGTCGTGGTCACCTGCTCGAGGGCCGGGGCGAGGTAGGCCACGACTTGGCCGACGACGCCGCGGATCGACTCGTACACGTTCGTGAACCCGTCGTTCATCCGCTCGACAGCCTGGCCCTGCTCGGTCGTCAGGGCCAGCCCGAACTTGTCGGCCTCGGCTACGGCGTCACGGATCGCCCCGGCGCCACCCTCAAACATCGGCAGCAGCTCGGCACCGCTCTTGCCGAACAGGGCCGTGGCAGCACGGGCACGCTCCGCGGCTGTCGGCAGCGCAGCGATTGCGTCGGCAATCATCTGGAACCGTTCGGCCGGCGTCTTGTTCTGCAGCTGGTCGACCGACAGGCCGATGCCCGCGAACGCCTGTTGCGCCATTCTGGAGCCTTGGGACGCCTTCACGAATGCGATATCGGCCTTTGTGGCCGCCTTGCCAACGGTCTCCATGCTGACGTCCGCCAGGGCGGCCGCGTGCGACAGGCCGGCGAACTCGCCGTAGGTCATGCCCATACGCGTGGCAAGTTTGCTGGTCTTGTCGATCGTGTTCGCCTCGGACTGTGCGAACCCGTACAGACTGCGGGCGGCGTTGGATGCCATGCTGGCGAGCTGCGTGAACAGCTGGGCGGCCTGTAGTCCGATCAGCGTGTTCAGCCGAGCGTGCACACCACGCAGGCCGTCCTCGTCCTTCTTGAGCCCGTCGGCGAACTTGTCGGCCCCGCCCTTGGCTTTGTTCAGCTCTTCGTCGGCCTGCTTCATCGCCCGATTGAACGTGTTCTGGTTGATGGCCCCGGCCGCCAGCAGCTCCTTGAGCTCCTTGACCTTGCGCGAGTGACGCTCGTCGGCCGTGGCCACCGACTCGGTCACTGCGGCACCGCGTTGCATGACCGCAGCCAGGCTGTTCATTGCGGCAGTCTGTGCCGCGGTCACGCCCGTCTCGTCTCGCAGCTTTTGCTCGGCTTGCGCCGTGGCCCTGGCGTACGTGTCCTGGCTGATCGTGCCGTCCGCCAGCAACGCGTTCAGCTCGTTAATCGTGCCGGCGTGCCGCTGCTCCGCGGTCGAGAATTCGCTGGTGATGGCGATGCCTCGCGACACCGACGCGGCCATCCGCGTAGCCTCGTCGCCGATCATGCCCATCCGGCGAGCAAAATCCTCGGCCGAGATCGTTCCGCGGGCGAGGCCCTCCTGCAGCCTGGCGGCCATCGACTCCATCGTCTGGAGCTTGCTGGCCGCCCGCTCCGCGGCAGGGCCGACGTCGCCGACGCCGCGGGCACCGGCGGACCGCAGCGTGGCGAACGAGCTGGTCAGCCTGGCGGCGTCGCCGCCGAGCTGCCGGAACGACCGCGTGGCGTCGGCAACGCCGCTTTTCAGACCTCCCGTGGAGGCCGTGAACACCGCAGCGACTTTTCCAATGGTGGCCATCTACTTGCCGTCCGCTGCCAGTTGTTTTGCGAATGCGGGGATCTTCTTGAGCTCCGCGATCAGCTCTGCTTCGGTTTGCGGTTTCTCTCGCCAGCTCGGCAAAAACTTGTCCTCGGTGTCCGCCTCGATCTTCGCCCCGCAGGCGATGAGCGCCCCGCGGCCCGTCCTCCTCCACTCGTCACCGAACGGCTCGACCCTCCAGTAAGCCATCCACCGCTTCAGCTGCCGAACCGTGATCCTCCGCTTTAGCCCGTCGACGTCCCACTCGCCCGTCGCCAGCCCGAGCCGGTGGATGAACAGCTCCACCGATCCGCCCGGGCTCCTCAGTTTTTTTCCAGTTCCTCGATCTCGGTGTCCGTGATCGACAGCAGCTTCACTCCAGCGGTCCAAATTTCATGCAGGGCGGCCGCCGACTTCTTGCCGAGCTTCGCCACGTCGGCGTCGGTGAACAGCCGCTGGCCGTTCTCGTCGCACAGCAGCAGGCTCGCGAGCTTGGCCCGCCAGCTGGCCCGCTTGTTGGCGTTGGCGGTGCAGAAGATTTCCCAGTCGTCGCGGATGTCCGCGGTCGGATCAAGCAGGTAGACGTCACGCTTCCACGCTTTGACGTGGAGCGTCGTCGGTTTCCGTAGGTCGTCCAGCTCGAGCAGGTCGGCAGCAGTCAATGCCATGTCAGTAATACCCCGAAAAAGTGAATGTCATGGACCAGCGGATTAGCTCGCCAACCGCGATCTCGCCCGACAGCTCGGTCGCAAAGCCCTTGCCGGCGTATTGGCCGCCGGGCCAGACGATCGAAAGCGTGCCCGTGTTGCCAATCTGATTCAGGTTCAGCGTCGGGTTCCCCAGAAACCGGACTTCGACGGTGCCAGGCTCCATCGTCGAGACGTTGTATTGCTTGAGCACCCTCGCGCCGGTGCCGCTGCCAAGGATTGGAGAGTCCTTGCTGGTTGTCTCGTGGACAGAGCCCACAGACCACCGAGGCGACATGCCGAGGTAGGTGCCTAGTTCGCTGCCGTTGAACAGCAGCGTGGCGCCCTGGCTGTCTCCAATGTCTGGCATTGCCGCCTCCCGGCGTTCAGCCAGTCATCTTCAGGGTGAGGTTCCCCATGACCAGCTCGCCTACGGCCGCTGTCAGCTCGAAGTCTTCACAGAACGCGTTGCCCGAGATGCTCAGCTTGCTGCACGCCACTGCGCCGGAGCTGCCGATCGTTGGCTGGGTGGTGCCGAAGTACTCGCAGGTGATCGTCGTGCCGTCCTGCAGTGGCGCCGTCTGCAACTTACGCATGCTTCCGGCAGTCAGCGACAGATCTGATATGTCGATGGTCGGGCGTGAAATCTTGACTTTCACGTTCTTGGCGAGAAACGTGGCCCCGGCGAACGTGAACGTCGCTCCCTGCGAGTCGGCAATGGCGCTGCTTTCGGTCGGCATGTGTTACTCCGTCCAGCGGATAATGTAGGTGTGTTCGACCATGTAGGTCGGCTTGTCTTGGCCGTTGAAAAACACGGGATCGCCGTCTCGCTCGTCGTCGAGCAAGACGGACGTGATTGTGGCGCCCGACGCCGTGCCGTTGAAGTTGGAAAGCGCTGAACGAACTGAGTCGGCCAACAATTTGGCCTGCGCATACGTTTCTGCGTAGATCTCAACCGCGAACGTGCCGACGGGCGGAATGGCGTAATCGGGGACGCCAATCTGCTCGCGCTTTGTGCCGACTCGTGCGTAAACGACGAACGGAGTAGACGCCGACTCCGGCACGACCTGCGGATAGGCCAGGCGGCCGGTCGCGTTTTCGATCGAGGCTTTCATCCATGCTTCTGGCGATGCCATTTATCCCGGCGTCCAGCCGCCTCCCTTTTCGTACTTGCGGGTGGGATTGAGCCCGGCCTCGAGCTCCTTGGACGCCTTCTCAAGCGCGGCAGCCAGCTCGGCCGCCAGGCGGGAGGACGCCACAGGCCCGTATTCCTGCATGGCTTTTCCGACCATGTCGTAAATCGGGCCGCCGCGCGATGTCCCGTATTGCAGCCAGATCGCCTTCCGCGATTGATCGCCGGCCTTATAGCCAAGAATGCCCCAAACGAACGCGTTCCAGTCGGTGTTTGATCCTGTCATACCGGTGCGGACGGTCACGGCCCTGCGAAGCGCGCCGGTCGAGGTGCTTTTCGCGGATCGCCTGCCCCTCTTGAGTCCCAGCGGCGGCGTGTGTTTCCGCAGGACAGGGACGCCTTGATTCAGGCACCGACGCATTGCGGCCATCATGTGCTTTTTTGCAATGTGCTTTGGCAGCGCTTTGTAGCGACTCATCAACGCCTTGATCTGGACGTCGAGGTCGTACTGCGTAGGGTCGTACGTAGATGTGTTGAACGATACAGCGATCATGTGGCCTTCTCGTCGCAGGTGAGCTCGTGCCAGTCGAGGTGCCCATGCTCGACGACCGACGAGATGTAGAGCACCCGACCGGCCCTGCTGTCCCAGCGGATCCGCATCTTTCCGGTGATGCCGGGCACGTATCGCATCGAAACGATGAACGACCCGATGCCGCCGATCTGCTTCCGGCGTTCTTCCTCGGTGTAGCTGATCGACTCGACCGACGCCCGCCTGGTCGTGAACGTCTGCCAGCTTTCGGTGGTCTCACCGAGGCTGTTTCGGGTCTCGACGGGCGCCTGAATCGTCACCGTCTCGCGGAGGGTGCCTGCTGGCAGCATCAGTACCTCCCCGTGATCGACTCACTGGCCAGCAGCATTTCGACGCCCATGGGCAGCTCGGCCATCCGGCCCTCGGACGCAGCCTCGCGGTTGCCATACAGGTGGCCGACGTACAGAAGCATCGCCGTCCGCAGCTGCGGCGACAGTGCGGCCTGTCCGGCCCAGTACGTGATCGTGAGCGTGGCAGTGTCGGACATCGACGGCACCGACGAGAACCGGATCTGCCCGGCGTCTGCGTCCACAGCGTAGGCCGACGAGCTCACGGCTGTGCCGTCGACGTCCATGGAGATCGAGTAGCTTCCGCCCGTCAGCACGGGAAAGACTGGCAGGTCGAGCACGGCTTGCCCGATACCGGCCGGGCCGCGGCTCCAGCCGATGCCATCAGCCTGGTCGAACTTGGCACGCAGCTGCTGCGGAGCCAGTGCCACTCCCAGCCGGCGCTCGATCAGCCGCCTGGCTGTCGCAATGAGCGACACGATGAGCGTGTCGTCGTCCGTCTGCTCGGGAGTCAATGACAGGTGGCCCTTGGCGAATGACAGCGACACGGGCTCTGAGACCGGTTGCGTCACAACCGCCAGCGATCGGAGCCTCATAGGTCACCTCTCCAGCTTCGCGAAACGCTTCTCCGGCTCTTGGGCCACGGCCCTCTCCACCCGTGGCGTCTCGGCCACGTCGACCGCGTAGCCCTGCTCCCTGAGCATCAGAGCCACGTCGGCACTTTTCTCGACTACGTCGCCGGCGTGGTGGCCACAGCCGTCGCGGAGAAACTTGACGATCGGCACGGCGTGATTCCTTGGGTGTAGAGATGCGGCCGGGGGCGTCTGGCGCCCCCGGCCGCTCAGTTGGTCACGCTGCGGTTATTAGCTGGCAGCCTTGGCGAGCCGGCCGACGAACTCGGGAGCGTGGTTGGCCACGCCGAACCGGGTGTTGGCCACGTAGAGGACCTGCCGGTTCCGCATGAGGATCTCCCGGCCTGCCTCGATCTCGAGGCCGTCGTTCTTGATGCCGATCGCGGAGCTCATCGCGAAGTCGCCGTACAGGGCCAGCGTGGTGGAGGGCAATCCCTTCACCAGGTAGACCGGGGCACCGAAGATCGTCGGCAGCACGCGGCCGCCGCCGACAGTCAGGGTCGTCTGCTGGGCCGCCCAGATCTTCATCAGATCCACCCAGCCGGCACGGCTGCAGACCCACGCGGAGGTTCCCATCACGGTCTCGTCGACCTTGCCGACGACGTCGGCGAGGTTGGCGAGCGTGGTCGCGGCCGAGGCCCCGACGGTGATGGTGTTGCCAGACGCCACCGAACCGGCGAGGCCGGTGATGGACGGGCTGGACGAGTTGCCGCCCAGCCAGACGGCGTCGAACTTCTGCGCGTAGGACAGAGCGAACCGCTCGGCCACGAGGCCGGCGACGTCGATGGGCGAGTCCTCGAGCAGGCTGCGGGACACGGCCACGCTGGCACGCATCTCGTACAGCGTCAGGTCGGCCACGCTGGTCGACAGATCCTGATCGGTCGTGGCGGTGCCTTCCGCCACGAACGACGCCGTGGCGTCGCCGACCTTCGGGAAGCTGATCTTCGCGCCCGAGGGCCGGACGACGGTGGCCAGCTGGAGCCCGACCGACGCGTACTGCAACCGGTTGACGATGGCGTTGTAGAGCTCGCC